CATTTCGCCTTTTAATATTTTTAAACCATCAAGTGCATCATACTTCCAGCCTAATTCATCAATTTTTTCTTTTGGCATTTTGCCATTATACCAAAGCCATTTATCTCTCAATAAGACTTTAAAGTCAAGTTCAAGTTTCTTGACATGTAATTTTGCGTGTGAATGAAGTTCTAAATATTTGGAATGAAGTTTGGCCGCATCTCTTGATGCATTATCAAGATTCATCTCATCAAGCTGAGAGTCACGTTTCCACATTTCATGTATTTCATCTAGTGTCATAATCTAATCCTCAAATGTAATATTATATATTATTTAAATTTATAATAAGAATAATTAAAAGTTGCCGCAGCTGTAAGGTATTCAACATCAGTTGTGTTTGTTGAAAATGGAAGTGAACTAATTGATATAGGATATGAATCTACAAATATGATTTCTGTTCCTACATTGTTATGACTTGTAAGAATCTGCAATGTTATATCACGAGTTTTTCTTTCATTATATGTTTGACTTCCAATTTTCTTATCAGGTTCAATAACCAAACCTAATATCCAATCATGTATTTCTTTATAGTTGATCATATCTTCATCTACAAGAAATGTTACTTCTAGAGGAGAATACTCGAGTTTATCTGGCATTGCAGTGATGTTTCTTTGTTTATAAGGCAAAGGTGCACCAGTTGTAGATATATCAGGCAATGAAGCAACTTGTACAAAATATTGAGCGTTCTTATATTTTTGATTATCAATTAATAATCTAAAACCTGATGGATTGACAAATGTAGTTTCATCTTGCTGTGGTGCTACATATGTGTCTGTAAAATTTACTGTTGCTTGATATGGCATACTTAATCCTTAGTCATAAATGAAATGATCGTCGTTATCGTCATCATCTTTTCTGAACCTCCATTTAAGGATAGTCCATTGCTTTTTTAACCACTTCTTTATTCTATTTATACAACTCATCCCAATATCTTTTTAGTTTTATGTAAATATATTCTTGTCCTTTTGCATTAGGATGCGTATCAATTGATTTTTCATCTGGCTTAGCGCCTGTCCATAATCTATCAATAGGTCTACCTATTTCTAAAGACTTAATAAATTTTTTATATTCTGGCACTGTTTTATCCCATATATGCGTTCCACCTAATCTTTTCATAAATGGGAATCCTTTTAGTCTTTCATCTTTTTCTAAAATTTTAAATGTTGGATTTTCTTCGGTTGCTTGGTATATTGTTTGAAGCTGTGAGAAAGGCGATTTATCTTTATCTAACATATTCGTGTTTTTCGTTGCGCTTAGATGTGTAATGAAAGGTGTTAGCATTTGTGCTATTAACAATTTAGCTCCTATAGAATCTGCGAGTTTAGTGACAAGAAACATTGCATTAAATGTACTAAGCAAACACGCCTTGAGTAAATGATAAGGCAAGTGTTTCTGACAGTTTTCAAAACCTTCATACACGTGACCTGGCCACTGTGGAACACCTATATGAGGAGGACAAACTTGATCAGTTCCAGCAGGATAAGGATAAGCAAATCTATCCCATATTGACCAGCCTACAACAATAGCCTCTATATCATCACCATATTTTGCTACTGATTGAGCAACATCATATAAATGCCTGTCACTTCCTGCTCCGTTTTTTCCGTTATTAACAAGTTCTAAACCTAAATCTTTTGCGAGAAGCTCGTCCCAAAATATATGATCTTTCGGTTTTTCTTCTTTGTAAGCCCAACGAAAGTATTCATGATCAGTGAAACTGCAACCGGCACTAATAAGTTTTGATCCCATATTTCTTACTCCAATTTTCGGCGTCTTTCCATGTATTTACCATAGGTTCGCCTTTGACATTTAATGATGTATTTAACAACATAGGACATCTTGTCATTCTCCACCATTCTTCTAATATAGGTCTTAATATTGACCTACATGTTTTTTTCACCACCTGCACGCGTGCGGACCCGTCGACGTGCGTGACAGAAGATAAATCATGCTTTGCTTGACTTACAAACTGCATGTATTCGTTCATAGGTCCTTCAAAATACTCGTCTGCAAATTCTTCTAGAATTGCCGGTGCGAATGGCCGGAACTTTTGCCTGTTTTTAATTTTGTTAACAGTGTCTTTAATATCGCGCCTGGGATCAGCAAGAAGACTCCTATTACCAAGGGCGCGAGGACCAAACTCAGCAGGACCATGAGCCACACCTGAAATATTATGGCGAAGAATATGTCCAGCCACTTGACTAGGTGAGACACTAACATCGATATTGTTTCCAAGGTATACATCCTTCCATTTTAAAGGTTTATCTAAATATGCCGCCGCCGCTCCTAGGCTCGCTCCTGCATCACCAGGATTTGGCATAATCCATATATTATCAAATAAATATGTTATTTTAGTGTTAGCAACACAATTAAGTGCAACACCTCCTCCATAACATAAACTTCTTGAATATTGTCTTGCTTTCTGCATTATTTGAATTATTTTCTTTTCAATCAACCATTGTGCAGAAGAAGCAATATCTTCATTACGCGCATTCGGTAGTATATTACCGCAACCTTTGTGCAAATTTGTATCAAGTAAATATTCTAAATCATATATAGGTTCTCCGAACGCGGCCATACCCATAGTAATATATTCATCTTCTTGAGGTTTTAGTCCTATTCTCTGCGTTATTGCAGAATAAAACAAACCTAATGAATACGGATACTTTTGTGACCAAACCTTTTTCTTTTTATACCATATTGAACACGTATCCCATTCACCAATTGCATCTATCACAACACAAACAGGTTCATCTTCAAAAGGTCTTGTATAATAAGAACCTGCTGCATGCGACCAATGATGATGAAATGATTTAGATCTCCACTCATTCCATTTTAATTTTTGGCCAGAATACAACCTCCTTGTATTTTTCAATAATGGTTTTTCATAATATACAACTTTACCCTGGTTTTCTGGCATATCAGGGTGTAAACATTTATCATTCTTTAAACGACTATATCGTTCTGCATGACCGGCATATATGATATTACCTTTCAAGTCAATTATCGTTTTAGCCGCATCATGAAATCCATAAGACAAACCGGTAATCATGTAATTATTTATAAGACAAAAAAAAGGGAGGCCGAAGCCTCCCTAGTTCAAACTATTACTTATATCTTATGAAAGGATATTTGTAATCTTGGTGATTCTGTAGTACTGGTTAGTACGTACTGCACCAATGCTGCCTGTTTGATCGGCATATGGGTTTGCAATCATTCCATATCTAGTTTTGAAACCGATTTTTGGTTGGAATGAATTTTCCCCTACTGCTCGTACCATAGTTAGCGGTACGTATGGGCAATAGAAAAGACCTGCATCGTATGGGTTAGGTCCTTTATAACCTACGTTGACATAGTCAATGTTGGCATATGGATCGATATAGACTTTCATTCCACCGGAAATTGTTCCAGCAAATGTGCTACCTGTATCGTCCACTGAAAGGCCTGCATTACCCTGAATTGCAGGTGTATAGTCTAGCATGCCTGAAGCAGCAAGAGCAGCCGCAACATCAGAAGAACACATTAGGAAGTTACCCTTTCCTCTTCGTGTTTCTTTTGCAATTACGTTAGCTTCTCTCATCAACTGGACAAGAAGACCTTTGTACTTCTCAACAGACCATCTACCATCTGAGTCGGCGTTTACGTCGAAAGTACCGTCAGTTGTGATGTCAGCCTGTCTTGAACCAAGCTTAGCGCGTGAGTTAATTGTTCTAACAACTTCTCTGTTGATTTCCGCTAGGATTTCAGCAGATAGAATGTTAGCCAATTCGGCTTCTGCATCAAGACCGTGAATTGCTTTCAAGTCTTGTGCGAGTTCCATGGTGTACTCAGCTTTTAGCGCTCTTGACTTCGCAGTGACAGTAGTTTTGTCGATTGAGAAAGCCATTTGAGCAAAGTTAGTTCCACCACCGTCGCCAAGTGCTTCAGCAGCATCTGTTGACATACCAGAACCAAGACCGAATGCATCTTCAACATTATCCGCACCACCTGATGTGTCAGCAGAAGATTCACCAGTTGTTCCTGGAGGGTTAATATCGCCAACCAAGGATGATGAACCACCACCTTGTGTGCCTGTTCCTGAGAAGTCTGTATCTGCTTCGTTGTATAGAGCTTCATCACCTGTTTGTGATGTATATCTAGACTTCATTGCGAAGATAAGACCTGTTGGACCAGTCATTGGCTGCACACCACAGATGTCGTATGCGAGTAGATTTGGCATAGCTCTTCGAACTAGACCGATAAGAATTGGATCCCAATTATCGATGTTTGTCGATACATTGTTAGCTGCAACTTCGTTTAGTTGAAAACCCTGATGATTACGCTCTTCTGCAAGAGCCTTTTCAGTATTTTCTAGAACAGTTGCAGTAACTGCTTTCCTATGCCTGTCAACAAGCTTAGGTGCATCTTCACTATCGAGAATAGGCTGCCACTTCTCCAAAAGTTTATCACTAGTAAACATTTAAGTTCTCCCTATTACTGTTTAAGTGCTGAAAGGTAAGCAGACATTCTGTCAGAAACTTCAGGAGTTTCGCCAGATTCATCAAGCTGTACTGTTTCAGTTGGTTTTGCCTCAGCAGCTTTTTTGAAATATGACTCCTTAAGAGTTTCAATCTTCTGACGATAGTCATCAGCTGAATCATAAGCAGTGCTTTCAGCAAGCTTCTTTAGCTTTTCGGTTTGTGCCTCAGAAAGATCGGAAGCAGTTTCACGGATAATAGAATCCTTAGAGAGTTCTGCATTAGACTCTTTAAGTTTAATATTGTCTTCCATGGCATTTGACAATTGATCTTCTAGATCATCGTTCTTCTTGGCGAGTTCGTCAACAAGATCGACTTTTTCTTCTGGAACATCAATATAGTGCTCATTGAAAACACCGTGTAGTGCTTTAATGAAAGATTCTGAGATCTCTGTGCGTAGGCCGCTTTCGATCGCAATTTTATTATCTTCCATCCACTTTTCTACGACGTAGTTTAGGTAACCATCAACTTTGTCTACGACTTCGTCATGGATACGTTTGGTTTCTTCAGCCAACTCTTCTTTGAATTGCTCATCAAGCTTATTGACATGTTCTGTCACTTTTGCGTTGACAGCAGCTTCAAAGATAACTTCCGCTTTTGCACGGAAACCATCTGATAGAGTTGCTTCAGTTTGTACGAGAGCATCTAGATCATCGTCAAAGCTATTTTCAACCATAGCCTCTCCTTCGATCTCTACACCTTCTGGGTGATATGAATTGTACATTCTAGACATTTCGTCTTTTTTCATACCAT